CGTTCTGTGTGTCTGTCGATGTTTGAGCTATCGATTAGTTGGTTTTCTAAATCTATAATTTTGTATTTATAACTAACTAATAATCTCATAGCCTCATCTATCCTATATACTTCTTGTCTATAACTTTCAAATATTTCATTATCTATTACCATAACTATTCGTTTACAAAGTTTATAAGTAATTGTGCATCTGCAAGTACAGTATGTACATCTGATTGAGGACGATTAGCGTGAAAATCACAAGCTGCCTTAACCATTGATTGCCTAATAATTAATTGTTCTTTATTAGGTGATGTACTTTGTTGAGGATTGTAAACAAGTTTTGCTGTTTTGTATTCAGCGTTTGTTACCTCGTATTGTACAAGTTCTCCAATAGGTTTTTTAAAATCTCCTTTTGCAAGAAATTGATACTCGTTACCATCGTCAAATCTGACTTGGTATTTGTTAAAAGTACCAGAAGCGTTTGTATATTCGCCTCTAGGACTGATGTGGGTAATTTTTCCCTTTTTCATAATTTAATTGATTTTGTAATTGATTAATTTTAAACTCTAGAGCTTGTAATCTTCTATAATACAATTCTATGAGTTGATCTTTTGGACTTTCCATAATTTAAATTTACTTAAAGTTATAAATTATTTTTGGAAAACAAACTATTGTTAATAAGTTTTTTTAAAGATTCTACTCTTTCTTGATAGAGATTTATCAAATCTAGCAAATCTTGATCTGATTGTTTTATGATTTTTTTACTTTCTATAAGTAATTCGTCAGCTATATTATAGCCGTACTCTGCGTTAAGTTTAACGCCAAAGATATACGATTCACCATACCTCATAACATTACAAGAATAGCACTGTATTCTACAATTTCTTTCATCCCATCTCAGTATTCGTGATTTTCTTGAAATAAAATGTCCGTTTTGCATACCCTCACCTTTCCAATATGCCTTTTTGTTACAAGTATAGCATTTTACTATGCCATTTTTGTCTGCGTGTTTTAGCCTTATGTATTCGCTAAATATCTTATCAAGACGTTTGATTAAATTTTTTCGTGAAGTTTTTCTAGGCATACTTGAAAGTTACAAAAAAAAAGTATAACTTAGCCTATATATATATATACGTTACATACCTTAAACAACTAGATACGTTATATCAGGTACGTTATATATAAGGGGGAAACTATTTTTTAAATAAACTTGTAGATTTTTCAAGTCCACGACTTCCGAAATAAGAAATGATGCAAGTCATCATCACATTCTCGAAAGTTGATCCCCATAATTCATTAATTTGAAAAGGTATTGATTCTACACTATCTAATATACCTGCTAAAGAAAATATAACAATACACCAAACCAAAACTAAAGGGCGTACATTCTTAGTTAGCCAACTGCCATTTGCTGACATATCTGCTTTCCATCTTGCACTTATCTCATTCATCTCTTTATTTTGTTGATCGTATATTAGCTGTTGTAACTTGATTTTATCTTCTTGTGGAGCTTCTGCCTTAGTTATCTCTGCAATCGCTTCCTGTGGGCTTGTAACACCCTTTAAAACGCTTCCTAGCGTAGGGTTTAGCATACTTGCAGCGCCAAGCAATACTTGTCCGACTTTTGTGTCTTTAAATTTCTTACTCATAATAAAATCTCCATTTAAGTTGAACGATTAATAAATAAATGTTTACTTCCTCATACTCGTACTCATCTGTCATAGGAAAATAATTAAAACCTAAATTAATTCCGTTTGGTAATAAAAGTATTATTGAAAAGTCCATTAGTATAATTCGTATCTTGTTTTTCCATTTTCTCGTATAGCCCTAAGAACTCTATTACGATTTTCTTTTTTAGAAACATAAGAAACGTGTATCCAATCAGGATTGTCATTACTACCAAACTCATATATCAACTGATCAAAATCTAAATTATCTCTTATGTACTGAAACATCTCATAATTTGTTTTATGTCCAAATACATCATCAATATCTATTGCTTGTCCTTTACAATGTTGAGATTTTTTACTTCCACCTATTGCTGTGTTTAAATCAGGACTTCTAAAAAAAGATGTAATCTTTATAGCACCACCTACATACAATCTAAGAGGCTCAAATATAAACTCTGCTACTTTATACATATTATCTAATTGTTCTTCGTTAGGAACATTCTCTATGCCTCTACGCTTCGCTGTAGCACTATGAGTAGCTTCTTTATATGAAATATGTTTACTTATTTTTAACATCGCAATCACAATTTATTTTTAAATATTCTAACAAACTATTCCATTTATAATGCCTCCAACATTTAAATTGTTGTAATTTTTCTGTAATATATTTTAATAATTTAATCATAATCTAAAATTTAAACCTACACTTGAATTATATATTTCTGAGTCCCAAAACTTAGTATATTCACCCTCTACAAACAAACCAATACTTTTGGATAGTTTCCAACCAAAACTAACACCTGCTTGATAGTCCTCCCATTGTTCGTGCTGAGAATCTTGTCTAAGTCCACCTAATCCCCAATTATTTCTGTTGAGGTAACTAAAATCTACATCTCCTTTAACGTATTTATGATACGGAAGTAAGTATGATGCGTAAGCGTGTAGCCAAAAGTTTCGCTTGTAATGATAGAAGTCAAAACCGACAATAGGAGATACTACGCCAAAAGCATCTAACTCATCCCAGATTTCGTTATTGTATCTATTTATTAAAGATTCAAATACTGTATCTCTAAATTGTAAATCTGTATAAGCAACTACATTGCCTTGTGGATCATACCAATACCAATCGTAAAATTCTTCACCATCTATTTCTATAGTAACAAACTGATCTGTGAAACCATATTGATATCCTAATTGATACCATTGATTGACAGGATACCCATTGTCATCTGTTTCATTTAACCATATCTCAATAGGATTATACCCATAAGGACGCTGATGTGTACGATAGATAGCACCTGCACTAATTGAAAACTTTTTACCTATTGGTAGTTTAGCTCTTACCTCTGCTGATTGGTAGTTAAAATCTATTTTACCTTGCTCTCTACTTTCTAGTTTTACCATATGATACTTACCACTATGTTTTATAAAGTATCTGTGGTTTATGTATACTTCGTCTCTTGCTCTTTCTTTTTCGTAGTGAAAAGTATACTCTAAGCCATTTACAGGAGAATTAGGAGCTGATAGTCCAATATTGTTTTCTGTGCCATCGTAGTAGTGTTTTCCTTTAATCTCGTAGTCAAATCTTGCTAACTTACGAATACCAAAACCATATCTATAATCAAAGTCATAATAATCAGTACCATCAACAACTACAGGAGGCTCATATAAATTACCACTTGGGTTAGTTCTTACAAAATAATCTTTAGGGTTTTCTTTAGGGTTTTTTATATCACCTGCAACGTAAACTGTGCTATACTTAAAAAGCTCTTTGTATATTCTTTTAAATATGTTATCCTTTTCGTTTGCGTTGACGTTCCAACTTACGCATACCACGAACAAGATTGTCATTAATTTTTTCATTTTTACTTTTTTTTGTTAAATTAATAATCTTAACTACAACAACACCACCTATTGTTGTGGCTAATAAATCTTTAGTATCAAACTTTCTACCTTTTGTGTAATCGTATGTTTCTTTTAAAACACCACTTGCGAAAGCTAAACTAATTCCTGTAAGTTGTGGTTTATCTAAATAATAATCTCCTATCAAATATCCTGAGCTTCCACTCATACCACCTGCTACAAAATGCAAAATTTTATCCTCTGCTATTTGTCCATACGATAAACCAACAAACAACATTAGGATATATTTCATTAGAACTTGCTTTCTATAATTTCTTCTATTTCGTTTTCTATTAGTTCTATTGAGTTTTCAGGCAACTTTAAACTAATACCAGATTCTAACCTATACACTTCTTCACCATTATAAAACAATATAATAGTAGGTATATACTCAATATTTAATTTTTTAAACTTGTCTTGTGCTTTAGACATATACAATGTTTTTGTATCGTATCTAAAACTTTTTAGAGATATTTCGTTTGACTTTAAAAATTCTGCGCTATATTGAATTATCTCAATCTGTGCATAACTAACAACCGATACAAAAAGGGCAATTACCGTTACAATACATTTCATTTAATTTTTTTTAATTTCATATAATCTCTCATCTATTTTTTGTAGAGATTCTTTTATTTCGTTGACATCTTCTTTGACTGTCATCACATCAGATTCTATTTTTTCTATTGAGCTTCTTACTAATTTATCTTTGTAATTCCACTCTATAGGGTTTACTGTGTTTTCATTTATAGATTCTATATCTTCTGTGTTTGCAGCTACGCTAGTTGATAAGGTAAAATAAGTAGTAGCAATAGCTACAACCCCACCTATTATGATTCCTATTGTTTTTAAATCTAGCGTTACATTTGTATCTTCACTTATCTTTGCCATTACATTTTATTTTCTTGATACGATACACCCATAAAAGAATGTACTCCCTCACCATCTATTTCAATAGCGTAAGTTTTCCATCCGTAAGGATGATCATAAGTTATGTTTTCTTCTTCATCTATTTCTTGTATTTCACTACCATTCCAAAGAACGTCAATGTGATATTTAGTAGAGTAAACAGGAGCTTTTGTTTCATTACCCTCATCATCATACTCGCCTTGTTCTAAGACAATATTACCCAATTTAACGATAGTATGTTTGTGATTCGGCACATCATTACCATCATCATCTTTTACACTCGGTAAAGCATTTATCTTAGTGTTTGCTTGACTTTCTGAATCAAACTCGTATTTACTTACTTTTATCATTTTTCTTTTTTGCTTTGTATTCTTTCCACGCTTCTGGCTCTTTGCCATCCCATTCAATAATTATAGAATTACCATCTAAAACTATTCCGTGTGAATGTGGTGTTTTTATGCTATTATACATAGCTATCATTTCATCTCTATCTTTAAAATTATATTTCATATCTAACTTGTTAATGTTGTTAATTCTGCATCAGTAAGAGCTTCTTTGAATACTGCTAAAACTTTTACTTTTCCGTGAAAATCATTAGCACCATCTCCTCTATCAAACTGCACTGTAGTTAAAGTTCCTGCACTAAACGTACTACCACTTGAGCTGCTATTTTTTTCTGTGCCATTACACCACAAAGCAAAATCGTTTTCTTTCCATTTTATAGCGTATTTATTAAAGTTTTGCGTATTATCTATTGCTGTTGCGTGTGCATTAAATTCAGTTGCACCACCTAATTTTATTTGTCCTTTAAATCTATTTATTGTGCCTGAAGAAGTAAAAGTAACCCTGTTGCTACTTGAGCCATCAGACAGAGAAATATTATTTTGACTTTCATTATTAAATGCTACTTCAAGATATAATACTCCCTCTGTACTATTTATTAAGTCACTATTCCCTGCATTGTTTGATATATCTGCACTACGAGTAACTGTACTTCCTGAGGTGTGTATTAGAGATGTTGCATAGTCCCCTTCTTCAAGTTGTGCGCCATATAACAAACAACTTGTTGCATCATTTGAGCTAATTATTGCTGTTACACCTATATTATCTGTAACTAAAGTTAAAGAATCTACTAAAGCTCTTTGCCAATTTGAAGTTAAGGTTACTGATAAATCGTTGCCAACAAAAGAGCCTCCACTTGATCTTTTTACTCTAATATTAATAGTTTTACCTATGTTACTACCCTCTCCTTTTACATATACACTAAAACTATGTGTTGTACCTGCGCTTGAAGAAATGGTTTCTCTTAAACCTGTGTCTTTGTCTGAATCCAAAGTAAAATTAACTCTACTTGCGTTGTCAATACCTTCAGGAGAAGAAGATATATTAGCTTGTATGCCACTTGTTCCAATACTTGTGTCTATTGAGGAACTATCTTTACTCCAAGCTGAATCTGTAAAATCGTTAGAATATGTAAAACTATTTGTTCTGCTTGGCTCAAGCAAGATACTCGGCTCTCCGTTTGTGTAATCTATTCTTGGTATGTCTAATCTGTCTGTTGTTTTTAGATAGTTTTTTGGTTGATTGCCTTTGACTACCTGCGCCCCCCATACAAAAACACCTGAACTACCATCTCCCTCATAGCTATTTGTAGAGCCATTAAAAGTTAAAAGTTCAAGAGTTGTGCTACCTGCTGATGTAGAAGCACCTGTAACCATACATCTAAACCATCCATTACCTAAGTTTTTAATAGATGGTGTTCCCATAACAGTTGAGGCTACACCTGTGGTTAAATTAAAACTTGCTCTACCACCAAATCTTGTATTGTTTCCTACATCTAAATAAATATCTCTACCATTACTTTTTACAAAAACACTAAATGTATATGTACTGTTGCCATCAAAACTTACAGTTCTTGATAATTTATGTTGTGCATTTGAAGTGTTTTCTGCAAAGTTTGTTGAAAAAGCACTACCATCAGGACTTAATGTTGTGCTTACAGAATCTGTACTATTTGAATTTGTCCATTGTGTAAAATCTTGCGAATATTCTAATAAATTATAAGGCACATCTTCTATAAGATTATCTTTGTTTACTCTTGTTCCTGTTGAGTTTCTGTCAAAGTCAAAGTCAGCTAAAGATAAAACCTCTGCTCTTACATTTAAAGCAGAAAAATTAATAGAGTGTCCTGAATTACCTGTACCTAATTGTAAATACCCTGTCACATCTTCAGTTATTGTAAATGTGTAATTAAATGTTCCTGTAGCGTTTATTGTTGTAGAATCACTAATTAGTGTACCTGCGCCTGTAACTACCTTACTAAATAAAACTCTTAATTCATCTCCACTATTTTGAGTATAGTCAAATGTAACTTTTACCTTTTGGTTTTTCTTTAGTGTAATAGCATTAGAAACACAACCACCAAAAGCAGAGCTTACGATGCCACTTGTTACATTATTAGCTGAAGATGTAAATGTTGTTAAAGCGTATGTTGTTCCGTTAGCAAATGATGTAATGCTATTAACTGTAACTTTAGCAGGTTTTATAGAATATAAGTAGTCCTCAGTATAAGCTGTAGGTGTGGTTATTATGGATGCTTTTTGTAATAAAGGATGATTCATTATAGTTCTTCTAAAAGTTTAACTGTTTCTCCGTTGTTTTCGTATGTTGTTGCTCTTCTTCTTAAATCAGAAGTAAGATACGCTACATAGTAGTCATCTCCCCAACTAATATCACTTTGTCCGTTTCCCCAATAGCTGTACGAATAACTTATTCCCCAATTGATTGTATTTGCCATCTAAATACTGTTTTAGTTTAATTATATTTTTTTCTTTTGGTTTGTATATCACAACACCCAACCATTAAAGAGAACGTCAGAGTCAGGGAATATATCGCCACCTGAATTATCATTGTACTCAGGAAATAAATTACTGTTGTTGTTTATGTAATCTAAAAACCTTTGAGTATAATATTCTGCTTTATCTCTTGCTTTATTAGCTAGATAATCTACTTCTTCTTTTACTACTGACTCAGCGTTCTCACTTGATCCCTTAAATACTCCTCCGTTCTTAATAGAGTAAGCAGCAAAAGGAATGTACTCAGCTTGTGCATACCAAAGTAACATTGGCTGAACATATGTGTTTAATAATGTTTGATAATCACCTGTAACACCACTACCTGCAATGTCTGCTTGTAATTTATCGTATAGTTTAGTTCCTAAATAGTTTCTTATTTCGATTTCCTGCGCTAACTTAATAAACTGTATAAACTTATCAGTATCTACATTCCCATCAATGATACTATTCTTGACTAAATCTGTTCTCGATATGAATAATGCTGTTGCCATAATTATCTACTTATTCCTATTTTCTTTGCGTATGCTGCTGTATATCCACTATAAGGCATATCCTTTGGTTTAATTGCTACTTTTTGTGCGTTTTTAGGTGCTATAAAACCTCGTCTTTTTGCTTCAGAATCATATAACTTTTTACCTAAACTCTTATTGCCATCTTTTCTTAGATATGTTCTTCTACTCCAATAATGCTCACATCTTGCGCCTCCTTTATATAACCAAATAGAGTAAGTGTCTGATCCATTCTTACCAAACCCTGCATTTACTGCTATTTTATCCATAGCTTTAATATCTTCTTTACGATAAACCTTTTTAGCTGCTACCATTTTTTTACAAAACTCTCTTGATGTTCTCTTAACTCTGTTTGGACTATAATAGTATCTTACTAAAAATGTATAGCCTAACAATTTACTTGCAGGTGTTTTACCATCTTGCTCACTTTCTCTATATGGTGTTGCTTTACCTACTCTTGCTAATTTAACTTCATTGTTTGTCTGTTCTATCAATTCATCCATTTCATCATCAAACTCGTAATCAACATCTGATTCATCTACTAAGTCGAAATCTTTTAATAGTTCTTCTTCATCTTCTCCTAAGTCAATTAAATCTTGCGCTATAGAATCTCTAAAGTCATCTTCTTTGCTTAACTTAATTCCTGTTTCTTCTTCTCTTGTTTCTTCGTCTTGTACGTTCTCTAAGTCAACAAATTCAAGAGGCTGAAGCGTTTTAAAGTATAAATGCAGAGAAATATCGTTGTAGGCTAGTATTTTATCAAATGCATCTATTAAAAGCCCCTGAAAGCTCTTAATTACTAAATTGTCAAACAAGATAGATGCTGTCTTTAATTCATCTGCATTGTTTCCAAGTCCTGTATCATCCTTTATACCAAATAACATAGGACTTACAATTCTATGAGATACCATAATCTTTTTAGAACTTTCGTTGCTAAGAAACTCGTACTGTTGGTGTGCATCACTTAACTGTACAGGCTCTATACTTGCTGCTGTTTCTGGGTTATCATTAAATGCTAAAATAAATTTACC